GACGGCATTCGGATCCTGCGCGGCGACAACTGTCGGATCTACGACTGCGATTTTCAGAACACGGGGACCGGGGCCACGGGTGACGCGCTCGCCATCGACGGTACCGCGGGGACCGCGAGCTATAACGAGATCGTGGAGTCTCGGTTCTCGCTCGCCCAGGGGGACGCGGTTCACCTCACGGCCGCGACGTTCACGAAGATCGAGCGCTGCACGTTCCAGGGGAGCACCGAGTACGGCGTCAACGTCAACGGCGCGGCCAACACTGATACCCTCCTCATCGACAACCGTTGGGGGTCGAACACGCTTGGCAACTTGAGCGATACCGGGACGCGCACCATCGACCAGAATAATGACGCCTACACGGAGCAGGACACATGGACGGCGGCGAAGGCGGCGTTCGTCGACGCCGCGATCTCGAGCCGCTCGACGCTCACGGCGCAGCAGGCTGAGGACGAGATTCTCGACGCGCTGGTTCCGGCGTCACACGCCGTGGGCACGGCGGGTTACGCGCTCGGCCGAATCGGGGTGGCCTCGGTGACGGTCGCGGCGCCGGTCGCGCAGGACGGCACGTTGACGCTGGTAGTCGGCGACGACTACGATCTCGACGAGGGCCGGCAGCTCGACTTCACGGAGGCGTCGGCATCGACGTGGCCCACGCTCACGGGCGCGACGATCAAGTTCACCGTGCGGGACTTCGACGACGCGCTGGTGTTCGCCGCCGACGGGTCGGTCGTGACCGCGACGGGCTTCCCCAAGAAGGTGCGAGTCGAGCTCACCGCGACGAATACGCTGCTCCTCAACGTCGTGAACGCCAAGACGGCGCTGCCGACGACGCGGTTCAAGTACGACGTGCAGGCGACCCTGGCGACGACGAGCCGGATCGTCACGCTGGCGCTGGGCGCGCTCGTCGCGCAGCAGCACCAGACACGACCTTAGGGAGGACAATAGATGGCCAAGCGTGTAATCATTCTCGGGGCCGGCCGCGGCGCGGTCGTCGCGGCGTTCTGGCTCGAGGTCCCGTTGGCTCAACAGGCGTTCTACGCCGACCCGACCGCGACGTCGGGGTGGGCGGGAGCGACGTCCGCGGAGGTCAACGCGATTAAGGCGGGCGTGATCTTTGAGCGGGTCGAGCGCCTCGAGTTCTCCCCCGACACGGCCATCAGCCAGGTGCGCCTCGTGCTCGAGGCCCATTGGACGGCGCGGCAGAATGCCCTCAACGCGGATAACCCCTTGGCGGCGCAAGGGCGCTATTGGGATGCGGCCGGTTGGCACGCGGCGGGGGCCTAGTGGCACACGTCCCGAAGTACAGCGTGATCTGCCAGGGAGACTCCTCCGACGCGTCGAACATCAACCGCGCGATCTGGCTCTCGGTCATCACGAAGCGCATGAACCGCTTGGGGTTCTCGACGCGGCTCAGCATGACGGGGACGCCGGGGATCGAATGGGCGCGCGCCTATGGGATTACGCCCTTTTTCCTCCCGGCGGGAGATGACATCCGGGATTGCGAGGTGCTGTTCCGCGCGTTTTCGCCCGGCAATTGGCCGCCGCGGCCGGGGCTGCCGCATCAGCCGCACGTCGTCGACTTTGCGTTCCGGCCGAGTGACGGCTCGGGGGACTCCGATCATGTGATCGCCATCTACCCGAACGACCCGCCGAGTGCTTTCGACGCGCGGACCATCTTTGATTCCGCGCTTGCCCCGATTCCGGATGAGGTCTATGAGACGCGGCGGGGGAGAATCCCGAAGCACGCTGTTGTGTTCCTCGGCACGGACCCGAACGACAGGCTCTCCGGGGTCGTGTCCGCGATTGCCGGCGGCGGCTACACGGCGAGCGGCGTGCTGCTGCCGTCGGATCCGACGCCGGCCACCGTCGATTTGATCCGCGAGCCCTTGTTCTGGCTCGAGCTGCGCAAGGCCGATGTCGCGGTGTGCTCGCCGGGGGCGCTGCANCAGACCGCCGGGGCCCTCGGGATCCCGGTGATGGTGCTCGCGAANACGGCGGGCGAGGACTCCCGCATGNTGTCCGCGATGAAGACGGGCCTGGAACATGTCGAGTATCTGGGGCTCATCACGTCGATTACGGACGCCCAGATACAGACCGCGGTACGCGGCCTGATGAACACGCTTGACGCGGCGGCCGACGCCAAACGGCGCGCCATGGGCATCGCCGGTCGCGTCGTGGTCACGAGCGACGGCACCATGCGNATCTGCTCGTGGATTAGCCGCGCGTTGCTCGGTTCGGGACGGGCGGATCCCTACAATGTCCAGGGATTTGACACGCTGACGACCGGGCGCGTACTCCCGCCGCCGGTAGAGCACTCGTCGCTCATCGACGCTGTCGCGGCATGGCGGCTCGACGAGACGTCGGGGACGCGGTTCAACGAGGTCGACGGCTCGCCGCTCGGCGATCTCACCGAGACGGGCACCGTGGGTCAGGAGCCGACGGGCGTCAAGTACCAGGCGGCGACGATGGCGGCGAGCGCGAGCAACGTACTGGCGACGCCCGCGGCCCTGGTGCTGACGGCGGATCGGACGTTTTCGTTCTGGTTCCGGAAGTCGGCGACGACCAGTGAGGGGGTTATCCGCAACGTCGGGTTGCCGGACTTCTTCGATCTGCGGACGACCTTCGACAACTTGCAGTTGACGGTGAACGGCACGGGGCCCACGACGGGGACGGCGACGCTTACGAATGGCACGTTCTACCATCTGCGGCTCGACTACGAGCACTCGACCGGGGCCCATCGAGTGTTCGTCAACGGCGTGCTCGACATCGCCCTGACGGCCGCGCACACAGATCCGACGCCCGATATCCTTGTGATCGGCCCCGTGAACGGCCTCGGGGTCGGGACGTTTACGTTTGACGAGGCGTACGCGTGGGACCGGCTCTTGACGGCGCAGGAGTCCGCGAGTCTGCTCACGAAGTTCTATCCGTTCCAGCAGAGCTAGATGGCACGACGNCCCGAGACNTATCGGCGTATTCACGCGGCGGCGAACGGCGCGGAGCGGCGGCTCATCCGCGCGTTCCGCGTCGCCGCGGCGCGCGCGCGGGCGCACGTCAAGCTCGTGGCGCTCGCCGATGCGATTGCAGCCGGGGACTTTCTGCGCGCCGAGCGCGCAGCGGGGATCCGGCCGGAGGCCACGAACGCGCCGCTCGGCGCGATCACTCGTGATGCGTTTCTGCGCGGCGGCAAAGAGGGGGCCCTCGTCGTGAACGGGTTGCGCCGCTGATGGCCACGCTGGCGCCGCGGCATCGTGTCCCGTTTCGGTTCGATGGCGACAACCCGGATGCGCAGCGCGCGGCCGCGAAGCGGGCCGCGGATCTCGTGGTCGGGATCTCGCGTTCGCAGCGCGAGGCCGTACGCGCGATCATCTTGCGCTCTATCCGTGACGGGATTCCTCCCCTGGACGCCGCGCGGTTGATCCGCGATGTCGTGGGTCTCGATCCGCGGCGCGCGAATGCCGTTGCGAACTATCGCGAGGAGCTTGTCCGCCAGGGTTCGGCGAACGTCTCGGGCCTCGTCGACCGCTACGCGGAGCGGCAGCTCCGGAACCGCGCGGAGACGATCGCGCGGACCGAGATCCTCGAGGCGCTCAACGCGGGGGCCCTGGAGTCCTGGCGACAGGCGCGCGCCGACGGCTACTTGACGAGGGACGCCGAGAAGGAATGGATCGTCACTCCCGATGACCTGCTGTGTCCGATCTGCGAACCTCTGGACGGCGAGCGTCGGCCCGTTGAAGTTCCGTTCTCGGGCGGCGTCATGATGCCGCCTCAACACGCTAACTGTCGCTGTGCCGCGGCCCCGGTTGAGCCGCGGCCAGAGTGATGAAACCGTTTGACTTTTGCCACGAAAAGTGGCTAGAATTTGGGGCATATGAAGGGCACGATCACGCAGTTGACGGAGGTCCCCGAGGCGTTGCGGGGTGAGTACGAGTTCCACGAGGCCGACAAGACGTTCCGGCTCAAGGTCGACGGCGCGCTTCCGGGCTTCGCTCGGGGTGAGGACCTCGCGGCCGCGAACGCGCGGATCACCGAGTTCCGCGACAATAACATCAAGTTGCTCAAGGCTTTGGGAGCCGACAGCGTCGACGCCGCGTTGACGCGCGCCGCGGCGGTAGCCGGGATCGACACCGTGAAGCTCACGGCGCTCAAGGACATCGACCCCGAGGAGCACAAGGCGCTCAAGGCCAAGGCCGCGAAGCTCAAGGACAAGGGCGTCGATGACCCCGANCAGGTCGACGCGCGGTTCAAGGCGATGCTCGATGCCGCGATCAAGCCGGTGAACGANAAGCTGGCGAAGACCGAGGCCGATCTCGTGGCCGCGCGCAAGAAGGCCGATGACGGGATCCTGCGGCAAGCCGTGGCCGAGAAGTTCTTGAGGGCCGGGGGCAAGCCCAAGGCCCTCGACTTCGTCGTCGGCAAGGCCGCCGAGGCGTTCCAGGTTCAGGATGGCGCTGTCCGCGCGCTGCCCACGAAGTTCTCAGCGGACAAACCGGGCGAGGCCCTCGGGATCGAGGAGTGGCTCGCGGGTCAGGCTAAGGAAGCGGATTTCGCGTTCGAGCCGTCGCGTGGCGCTGCTGCCTCCGGGAGCAACGGGACCAGCGGGTCACCCGCTCGGCCAGGCGTGCGTCAGCTCGTGAACCCTTCGGCACAGGATCTCGGCAAGTATGCCAGGGAGATCGCGAAGGGCGAGGTCGTGATCGTCTCGCAGTAAAGTAGCGCTCCGGGCGGCGCCCGTGAGCGAGGCCCCGGTGGGGCTCCAAGATAGGCGCTCAACTGTCGTTAGAGTCGGGATTGACCCGACAAGGAGCCCCAGACATGGCCGGAGCACTCGTTACCACGAACATCCTTCAGACGCTCGTCGCGATGGGCCTCAACGCCCTGCGCGAGCAGATCGTCCTCACCAAGCTCGTCAACCGCAATTACGAGAACCTGATTGTCGGCGCGACCCGTGGGTCGACCGTCAACGTCTCGGTTCCCGCCGCGGTCGCGACGCGCACCGTGTCGCCCGACGTCGTGCCCCCCGCGGTGACCGCGGTGACGCCCACCAGCGTGGCCGTCACGCTGTCGGAGTGGAAGGAAGCGCCGTTCGCGATCGACGACAAGGGGCTCGCCCAGGTCGCGGCCGGGATCATCCCGATGCAGGCGAGCGAGGCCGTCAAGGCGCTCGCGAACGAAATCGACAACTTCCTGTGGGGCAAGTACAAGTCGTTCTACGGGTTCGCGGGTACCGCTGGGACCGTGCCGTTCGCGACGGACCTCGGCGAGTACCTCGATGCCCGCAAGGTCGCGAATGAGCAGATCATGCCCATGGAGCCGCGTTACATGCTGATCGACACCGACGCCGAGGCCAACGCGCTCGGCCTCCGTGCGTTCCAGGATGCGAGCTTCGGCGGCGGCTCCGACGTCATCGTGAACGGCCAGATCGGTCGCAAGCTGGGCGCCCTCTGGGCCATGACCCAGAACGTGCCGACGCACACGGCCGGCACCTGGACCGACGCCGGAACGACCACGGGCACGAACGCCGCGGGGCAGGCGACGGTCAACCTGACGGGCGGCACCGGCTCACTGCTNGTCGGCGACATCATCACGTTCTCGGGCGCCGATACCCAGACGTACACCGTNCTGACGGCCACCGGCACGGCGCCGACGACGGCGATCACCGTGAGCCCCAACCTGGTTACCGCGAAGTCTTCGNCGGAGACGGTGACCAACAAGGCGACTCACAAGGTCAACCTCCTGATCCACCGTGACGCGATCGCGTTCGCGATGGCGCCGCTCAACGATGCGGCCGGTATCGCGGGCATCCTGCCGCCCGCGACGGCGGTCGACGAGGAGTCGGGCCTGAGCCTGCGCCTCGAGGTCACGCGGCAGCACAAGCAGCTCCAGTGGAGCTTCGACGCGCTCTATGGCGCGTCGGTGATCCGCCCCGAGCTGGGCGTCCGTCTCGCCGGGTAGTCCCCACTCCGGCCCGGGCCAGGACTGACGTCGGGATCCCTGGCCCGGGCANGTAATCGACCGGAGATCCCGGCGAAGGAGTAAGGACATGGGCGCGAGACTCTACCCCCAGGGTAAAGGCGGGCTCAAGAGCCGCTATGTCGGCGGCGCGTTGACGTTCTACAACTCGACAGGCGCAATCGTGTACGTGATCGACCCCACGAACCGGCGGTTCGCGTCGGGCGCGAACAGCGCGGACAACGCAGGCAACACGCTGCGTTTCAACTCGATCACCAACACCGGGACCGCGAACGACTTCATCGGTTTCCAGTGCAAGCCGGCGCAGGGCGCGGCCACGGCCAAGAACGTGGTCGGGGCCGAGATCGGGCCGCGCGTCAACTCCGGGTTCGCACTCACGGGCGGCGGCTCGCTGATCGGCGCGACGATCGCGCCGGAGCTGAAGGGCACGGCCGCGGGCACCATCGGCGGCGACTATCGCTGCTTGCAGCTCGAGGCCGTGACCGACGACGGGGGCACCCGGGCGATCACCGGCAACGTGTCGATGCTCCGGTTCCGCTCTGCGTTCTCCTCGGGCACGATCAGCGGCAAGTTCGTGCCGATCCGGATCGAGAAGCCCGAGGCTCAGACGAACAGCAAGAACTTCGACGCCGTCTTCGAGCTGACCTCGACTCTCGACGGCGTGTGGCATGACACCCAGACCTCCGCAACCGGAGCCGGGTTCATCAAGGTGCTGGTCAACGGGAACGCCCGGTACATCACGCTCACGTCGGGCGCGCCGAGCTAGGGCGCATGACACCTGAGAAGATCCTGGCACGTCTCGAGGACCTGCGGGGGCGGCGGGATGAGGCCGTCGCCCTCGCTCATTCCCTTGACGGCGCGGTTCAGGATTGCGAGTTCTGGCTAACGGAGGCCCACCAGGCGGAAGAGACTCCGAAGGCGGACGAAGGAGAGGTAGCCGATGGCCGAGATCCAGCCTAACCGGACGATCGGGTTGTTCCCGCAGCGAACGCTCACTGTCGCCGAGACGTTTGTATTCGACCCTATCGCGGTGCCACGAGACGGGCACTTGCTCACGGTCGAAGCGCAATTCCTCTACGGCTCCGGGGGGACGTCAGCGAAAGCCTACGTCCAGACGAGCGTCGACGGCGGGTCAACCTGGTTTGACGTCGCGTCGTTCGCGTTCGCGACAACCGCCGCAAACAAGGTGAGCGCCGTCAACCGCTCGATTGCCCCGGCGTCCCAGGCGTTCACGCCGACGGACGGCACGCTCACGGACAACACGATCATCCAGGGCGCGCTCGGCGACCGTGTGCGCGTCAAGCTCATCACGACCGGCACGTATGCGGGGGCGTCGAGCATCAAGGTCACGGGGGTCTTCAACTAGCCATGGCCGTCCCCACGCTCATCGCGACCGCGGGCTCGGCAACCGCGAATTCGTATTGCACCGTGGCCGAGGCCACGACGTACCACGAGTCACGGCTCCACTCCGAGGACTGGACGAACGCCGACACGGACACCAAGACGGTTGCACTGATCCACGCGACCCGTGAGCTGGATTCCCGGTACGAGTGGACGTCGTTCCCCACGGACCAGGATCAGGCTCTCCAGTGGCCGCGGTCGTCGATCCTCAAGCGCGGCGGGATCGACTACTATGACAATGACGTGGTACCGCCGGAGATCAAGAACGCGACCGCGGAGTACGCGCGGCAGCTCATCGTCGCGGATCGTACCCTGGACTCGGACATCGAGACCCAGGGAATCACGTCGATCCGCGCGGATTCCGTCGCCATCACGTTCAAGGACGTCGTGCGTTCGAAGCCCGTACCGGATGCGGTTCGCGCGTTGATCCCCTCGTGGTGGGGATGGATCGCGAACCGCGTGCCGACTATCGGAATTGCGAGAGCGTGATGGGGCTCGCGGACGTCGTGCGCTCGGCCGTCGCGATCGCGGACTCGGTGACCGCCAGTCTCCAGACGGACGTCACGCACGAGGCATGGATTGACGACGACCGCTTTGGCAAGCCGACGTATGCGGACCCGGTGACGCGAAAAGCCCTGGTCTCCCAGGTCCAGAAGCTCGTGCGCACCGCGGATGACCGGACTGTCGTGGCGAAGACCAAGGTGTCGTTTCTGCGGCCGATTCCGGCGCAGGGCGCCAGTGGGCGCGCCGAGCCGCTCGATCCACGGGACAAGATCACGCTCCCGGACGGCACGACGGGCCCGTTGCTCGCCGTCGAGGGCATGGTTGACCCGGGGACCGACCGCCCGTACTTGCTGGAGTGTTTTTTCTAGGAGAAGGGGGAGGGGAATGGCGATGCACGGTCCGATGAAACCCTCGGCCGAAATGAGCAAAGCGATGTCGGATTGCGAGAAGATGCTCAGCATGAAAGACATGAAGATGACGCCTGAGATGAAAAAGGCGCACGCTGAGTGCAAAAGGGCTGAGGCCAAGTAGCTCATGGCGCTTGAGGGGGTCGGTGAAATGGCGCGGCGGCTACAAGAGATCGTAGCGCGGATGAAGCGCGAGCTGGAGACCGCGGTCTACCAAGAGGCCCTGGACGTTCAGCGGTTCTCGATGCGGATGACGCCGGTTGAAACCGGGGCGCTCCGCGCGAGCCACGAGACGAAGCGCCCGCGGACGGATTCCGGGGGTACGATCGTTGTCGACATCGTGGTCGGCGGCCCCTCGGCGCCGTACGCGCTCTATGTCCATGAGAATCTCGACGCGAATCATGAGGTCGGGCAAGCGAAGTTCTTGGAGACTGCGGTGCTCGCGTCGCAACCGACGTTCGCGTCGAACGTCGCGAAGCGGCTTGAGAGCAAGTGGGGGAGCTTGTAGTGGCGACGACGGCGAGCGAGATTGCGGATTACCTCGATGCCCTCGCGTCGATCACGTATGAAGTGCGGGTCGGCAAGACGCCGCCGACACCGGACAAGGTCCTCGTTGTCCGCGAGTACAGCGGCGCGCCGCCGAACATGGGACTCGGCGTTGACGGCGTACAGCACGAGATGCCGGGAATCCAGGTGATCGTCCGCGGCGCGCCTCTCGAATACGAGGAAGCACGCGGACAGATCGAAACCGCGTACCAGGAACTTGCGAAGATCCAGGCCGAGACGCTCGGGTCGACGTTCTACCTGATGGTCAGGCCGCAGCACTCGCCGTTCGAGCTGGATACGGATGACCGGGACCGGACGCGCTTCGCGTGTAGCTTCCTGGCCGAGAAGGAGCCGACGGCGCAATGAGCCAGGAACACGCGCTGATCGTGGCCCCCGACGGCCGTCCGGCCGCCGATTCGGAACGATGCCCGGAGTGTGGCTCGCGGGACCTCGAGGCCGTCTCCGGATTTGGCGGATGGCAGACGGTGATATGCGGACGGTGCCGGCGGGCCGTCCAGGAAAGGCGGGAGTGATGGGCCTTTACACGGTGCTCCGCGAGGGCGTGAGCCAACGTGAGTCCGGGCGCCCTGGTGAAGGACGCCTTGTCGACCGCGCAGTTGGCGAGGTGATCGAGGTCTCGGACGTCGCGGCCGAACGCCTCGTGGCCCGGGGTTTGCTCGATCCGATCTTCAAAGACGAGGAGGTCTAAGTGGCCAAGTACGGGCCGGTTGACGCATTCCTGATTGTGGGCGGCAAGGACCTCACGGGGCACACGTTCGTTCTCGAGGAGGCGTCGGAGCAGATCATCGAGGAGACGCATGCGCTGGGCGATTCCTGGGAGGAAAGTCTCCCCGTGGGCGTCGCCCGGCATATGCTCACCGCGAACGGCGGGCTCTATGATGACGCCGCGCTCGGGTTGATTGCGGCGTTCGAGACCAGTCAGTTCCCGACGCCGACAAAGCAGCTCGTGTGCTTCGGCATGTCGGGCAATGATCCGGGGGACGAGGCCGTGATGCTCAACGGCACGTACGTTGCGAAGTGGAAGCGCATGGGGTCGCGCGATGCGTTGACCAAGGCGCATGCCGAGCACGTCATCACCGGAGATCGCAAGGAGGGCAAGCTCATTCACGGGCGATCGGACTCCGAGACCTCGGCGTCCGGGAATACCGAGGGCGCGGATTCCGTCAACAATCTCGCGTCTTCGGCGAATGGCGCGACCGGGGATCTCCACGTCACGGCGTTGACGCTCGGGGGCTACACGAGCGTTACATTCAAGGTNCGNGATTCCGCAGATGACATCACGTATGCGGACCTCATCACGTTCGCGAACGTCACGACCGCGGGCACCGCAGAACGGGCGACGGCCGCCGGGACAGTGGACCAGCACCTCGCGTGTTCCTGGCT